AGACTTTGCCCTTTTCCATTAACCAAACAGACGTTATTCTTGCCCTTGACAATAAAGAAAAGATGCTATCATGCCCACTGTACTTTCCCATAGCGGGAAATGAAATAAGGTTTTTATAGTCAAAGGAAGCAATGCCCAAAAAGCTAGAAAAAGAGCTAAAGAAAAGAGCAAAGAAACTTGGGCTGCCCAAAGAAAGGCAAGATGCTTACGTCTATGGGACTTTACATAAAATAAAGAAAAAGGGCAAAAGCTAAACTATGCCCCGACATATGGAAAATGAGATACGTGAACTCAAAAGGCAGTACGGCATTTGGTTGGGGTTGCCCCCAGAAGCCCGAAAGCCTGATGAGCAAAACCAAGCTGCAATGGCAGTCAAGTTGGGCGTTGTGCCCAAGACACTTTCCATTTGGCATCGAGACCCTTACGTGCAAGAGATTGCCCAAAGTGCTGTCAAGTTACTTTTTGGCAACGAGCAGATTGGCGTGATACAGGCAATTGTAGAAAAAGCCAAAGAAGGTAACCCACAGATGGCGAGGCTCTATGCGGATATATTGGGCTGGACTACAGGCAGGAAAACGGATGGTTCTGGGCCAGCCAGTTTCGAGGTTACATTTAAAACAGAATCGGGCAAGAAAGAAACAAAATGATAGGGACTCATAAATTAGATATTTCTGGATACCCACAGCAAATGGAGTTTATCCAGAATAAAGATTTTGAGTCTGCCTTTGTTGCGGGGTTGGGTTCAGGAAAAACGCATGGAGGAGCAACTAAGTCTTTGATATTTGCCCTAGCTAACCCAGGGGCATGGGGAATTGTAACAGCCCCACAGCACAGAATATTAGAGATAGCCACGATACCAACTTATGAAAGGGTATTCCCAAAAGAGCTTGTTGTTCACACCAAAAGCCGACCACATCCAGAATGGAGGTTAGCTAATGGATGTAGGATATTCTTTTGGTCTACTGATAAACCTGAAACCATATCAGGAGCGGAACTAGCGTGGGCACACATGGATGAAGGTTCACTATCGCCATACATGGCTTACATGAACATTAAAAAACGTCTCAGGCAAAGGGACAAAGAAAGTCAACCCTATCCATTTCAGCTTTGGATTACAACAACGCCAAGGCAACTTAACTGGCTATACCATGCCTGTACTAAAGGTGATGTTCCGATTACCATGTTCAATGCGTCTACCAGAGATAACCTCTATCTTGATGATGTAGAGGGTTATATCGAAAGAATAGGGCTGACAGGTAAAGAGTATGAGCAAGAAATAGAGGGCAAGTTCTTGATGCTCATGGGCGACTGCCTGTTCAGGCAAGAATCTCTTGACATACAACTTTCCAACTGCCTTGAGCCAATATCAATTGAAGACGATGGACACACAAGTATCTGGCAAGAATACGTGGTAGGCAATAAATATATTGCTGCTGCGGACTGTGCTGATGAGGGCGGAGGCGGTGTGAATGATATGGTTATTGTAGATGCCCAGACAGGTGCAGTAGTGCTTGAAATAAATGCGGACATCAGGGCAGATAAGTTTGCTCACTTGTGCTTCAACAGGCTAAGTGATTACAATGCCCCTTTATTTGCCCCAGAGCGTAATCATACTGTGGGCGGAATTGTAGTAACCAAGATGATAGACCTTGGGTATCCAAACATATACATTGATGACAAAGGCAAGGAGGGATGGTACACCCATGCCTCTGCTGATTTGCCAAAGATAGATAGGTTCAGGATGCTTACTGAATTTGAAGAAGCCATAAGAATGAGACAGTGGATTGAGCGTTCAAGCGATGCAGTAGGGGAAATGTCCACATTTGTCAGGAACGAAAAGAACAAGTTTGAACCACGCCCAGGGTACAAAGGGGATAGAGTTATGTCAAGAGCGATATGCTGGCAATTAAGAAGTAAAGCCTTGACAAATCAGGCATCTTTCTTGAGTGTAACCAGAGAAGCGTCTACATACGGGAAAGTTAGAGGAAGATGATACAAGAAGAAAAAATAGCTGCATTCTTCTCGAACATGGAAAACCTTAATAGTAACAGAATTGCGGAGCAACTGGAAGACCAGAGATTTTATGATGATACTTTTAAAACTAGCATCTCTGAGCCATTCCATGTTGTGCATACTGGAACAGCAGCTAATGTAATAAACAACATCGTTAAGCACATCTCGGTTGCTAACCCAAGGGTTCTGAGAAGCCCAAAAGGTAAAACCGAAAAAGCCAGGGAAGGGGCAAGGAAGGTTGGGATTCTACTGAACAGTTGGGTAGATGCCCTGATTAATGAACTTGGTGAAGCCTTATGGAATGCAGTTCTTAGAGGCGAAGGGATTTTTCAGATTGAATTTAATCCTGATGCTTATGGAGAACAAGGGCAACAGTACAAATTCAAGGGAGACCAGATGCCCATTATAGTAACATCTCCTGACCCATTGACTGTGTTCTGCTGGCCCTATGATGCCCTCAATCCTTTGCGGGTCGCAAAGATGTTTGACATGCACATAGGGGCAATAAGCGAACTTTATCCTGCTTGGTCAAATCCAAAGCAGGTAAACATTCATAGCCAGAGTGGTGCGAAATACAGAGCATATTGGGATGATACCCATAGGTATTTTGAAGCTGACGGGGAAGCTCTTGGCAAGGGTTTGCACCAGAACATACAGGGCTTCACGCCTTTTGTTCACTTCTATAGTGGATGGGGCAAAAGGGCTGCTGATGGAGACCCCGCCTCATTAGCTGTAGGAAAGCTGAGAAAGATACGCCATGTCTTGCAGGAAGAGTGCGAGGTAACAAGCCAGATAGATTCAATAATTGGGATTTATGCAAATCCTATTTATAAGATTACGCAAATTGATAGGTCTGCCCCTGCCCTTGGTGAAAAGGAATTAAAAGAAACTATCATTGGGCCAGGTTCAATTCTTGTTGAGCCTTTTGGCTGGAAGGGCGAAATCTATACGCCAGACGTGCCTACAGCAGCTTTATTTGCTCACTTGGGTCAGATACAGGCTAAACTTGCAACGGAGAATCCACCGATATTATCTGGTGTGCCATCAGGTGCAGATGCAAGTGGTCGCAGAACTGATGTTGAATTTGAACATATACAGAAATTTTTACAACGCTTAATCAATAATATGGAAAGAGCTATAGCTGCTCTACTTGGTAGAGGCTTACAGATAATAGATACTCAGCCAGAAGCCTTGCCTATAACAGTGAGAGGCATTGTTAGCCATCAAGGAAAGAAGAGTGTCAAGGAAGAGACAATAACCAAAGAGGATATTGATGGTTATTATGATTGTATCGTTGAGCTTAACCCAGAAGAGGCCGTTGAAGATGATAGGAATTTTATGAAGTATAGAATTCTTGCCAATGAGGGTAGGATTAGTTGGAAGCGGTTTTTGATGGACGGCATGAAGATGACTGATGATGAGGCAGATGACGTTATCGCTGAGGCTCTTGCTGAACGGGCTGTGCGGGATGACCCAATAATGCAATCTGTCCGAACTCAAGAGGCTTTGGAACAACTTGGGATGCAGAGATACTTGAGACAGGCTACGGCTGACAATCAAGAAAACCAAAGATTACAGCAAGGATTACAACAAGCACAACAGCAAGGTCAAGGACTAGCTAGACCAAGTGAGGCTAGAAACCCACAAGCATTGGATGTAGTAAGGCAAATGATGGAATCTCCAAGAGCACCAAGGAATAGTGCTGTAACATGAAAATTGGAATAAATGATAATATACTAGATAAACAAGTAGCCTTGCAAAATAGGGCTATAAATAAAATAAGTGTCATGATAAAAAGGGACAAGCCCTTTGCAACTGAGAAACTTGATGCTGATTTAAAGATATGGGCTGTTAATAATATAGGCTATTGGGATGATTTGGTTGAGGAGTACGGGGCTGATGCTGTGAATAGGCTTATAGGAGAAACTAAGATGGAAGAGATGAGGAGAAGCAAGAATGGACTTAAATGAAGTAGGAGCGTTCTTAAAATGGTACTTCAAAACATCGAGCTTTCTAAGGGTTAAACGTTTTGGTGAATTTGATATGGCAGCTTATGAGGAGTGGGTTAGACTAGAAAAGCCTGGATACACAAAGACTAAGAGTGTGCCCAAACAACCCGAAGTGCCCAAACAACCCGAACAACTCAAACAACCCAAACAATATCAAAGTACCTATAATGTAGCAAAAGACCAGCGTAAATTCTTAGCTTATAACACAGCAGCTAAAAATAAAGGAAAGCCTACTCTTGCGCCTAATCAATGGGTAAACGTTGGAAGACCTTTGAGACCTGGGGAAGAGTTAGATTATACTCCTCCTTCGTACCGCCCTGGAGGTTACTCTTATGGAGCTGAAGGTGCACAAAGTATAACAGTCGATGAATTTGGTGCAATATGGAACTACCCTACTAAAGGTTCAGTAACATTACCTAATAGTCGAGTGACTGACCTATCTTGGTGGAGAATACAAACTAATGAAGTAAAAGTACAGGTATCAGGTACAAACCCCTATGCCCCAGAAGCACCAATTCCAAAAGCACAGTGGGAGATAACTGATGATTATGAAACTAATCCTGGACTTTACCTAAGATATTTAAGTAAACTGATTAAAGCTGACTACGAGAAACAAGGAATAACAAATAAAACAATAGAGGAAGACCCTAGGTGGAGGCAAACTATAGCTCAAATACAAGAAGGGGCTACTCCAAACCAGTTAGAACACTTCCAAGATTTCTATGATGTATATTTAGACGACTGGAAGAGAACCCTTGAACGTGGTGGATACTATATTCCTGAAACTGACGATACTTATCTAACCTATAATGGCGTTCCTTATAACATGGGCACTCTAAAAGAAGCAACGCCGCAAGAGATGCAGTATTACAAAGATACTAGCCCAACAGGAAAGAAGAACGCAGAACTACAAAGAGCCTACGAGATAGCAGTAAAGAATGAAGCTGATGCAGAAAAAGCCCTCAAGTTTAATCAAGATTTTATGCATAAGCAACAAGTAGAAGCTGAAGAAGAAGCTGAAGCTCAAAGACTAGGGCAAAGTAGCTCCCCAAAGAGCATGAGTGAGCAACTAGCCCAAGCAGCCATAATGGGAGCAGAACGGCAACGAAGTCAAATGGGAGCAGAATGGCAACAGCAACAACAGCAAGCTCTTACAGGGTTCACTTCACCTAGAGACTGGATAAAGCAATGGCAAGTTCAAGGGCTACAGAATCCTTACACACAAGAGCCCCCTAAAGTGCAACAATCCACAGAAAAACTAGAGGGCATTCAAAGAACAAGAGACTTACTTGCCCAAGCAATAATGGATGTTGATAGAGCAGAAGCCTCAGCACAAGCTGAACAAGCTGATTGGGCGTCTTTGACTAACAAGCAGGAACTAACTCAGCAACTTAGCGAAGTAACTAGACTTGCTAGAGTAGAAAAAGCTGCCAGAGAGACACTAAAAGAATTAGAGGAAGAGTACCAAACAGAATACCAACCTTGGGTTGAGAAGCAACAAGCTGAAGTAGCTAAGATAACTGGAACGCCAGGGCTTAATTTAGGACAGGCATCAATTATGGGTTTGCCTGTAGGAGCAGGAGCAACAGAAGGGACTGGACAATGGCCTTCAGGTGCAAGCAGACCCTCAACTCCACCAACACCTTACTGGTTATCTCAATTAACTGGTTTGAAAGAGGGACAGTCAATAAGCAAAGTACCTGTGACAACCCCAAGTGCCCAATTCTTAGGCAAGATGTCTCCGCCTCAACTTCTAGGATTAGCGGGATACACAGATTGGTCTGGGGGCAGGGCAATAGAGGATATTTTATCACAAGTATCCTACCCAAACCGAGCAGAAAAAACAGCCAACTGGACACCACTAATAAGAAGGAGTAGATTTGCGTGACATACGAATATGTCCCAACTAGGTATGGAATACAAAATAAACTAAGAGATGAGCAAACCAAAGTTGAACTAACAGGGCAGAAAGGTTGGCTAAACACATTTACTAGAGGCATGGAGTACGCAACCTTGCCTTTTACAGCAGCAGGGGCAGCCTTGCATGGCATGACTACAGGTAAAGATATTTCGGGTGGCTTCAAAGAGTGGCTACCAGAGGGCAAAATATATGAGCAGTACAAAGAGCTTCCTTTCTGGCAACAGATGTTGTGGGAAGCACCAACTATACTGTTGCCTGGAGTTGGCATAGGTGGCAGGATAGCCAAAGGACTAAGTGGTGCGGGCAAAGCTGTGAAGGCAGCGAAGTCTGCTGCTGAGGCTGCAAGAATCATAGCAAGAGAAACAGGTGAGGATGAAGCAGTAACCTTGATGAGAACTATCATAGGTGAAGAAAGGTTCATTCCAAAGTCTCTGAGAAAAGAGATAAAGTTACTACAAAAAGCTCATAAAGCAAAAATAGCAGTAGAACAAGAAGCAATAATGAAGGCAAACCCAGGGGAACAAGGTATATACATGGCAATGGCTGCTGGCAGAGGCAAGTTGCCCACAGTAGCATTTAAACCAGGTGAAATAATGCCCGATGATTGGTTTGACCGACTTATAAAGTTTGGTGAAGCTAGGATTGACTCAGGGATTGTTAGCCCAACGAGCAAAGTGTATGAGAAATTTCATCTCCAAGAGGGTCTTCAAAGGATGCTCAGAGATTTTGAAGCTCCTACTGCTAGTCAGGAGGCTCTTTTAATAAAAATATTTGGAACAGAATTTGTAAACAAAGCCATACAACAGATTGTAAAATCGGAACATAGTGTTGCCAAAACAATTTTAGATATAGCAAACGTACCAAGAGCAGTGTTATCATCTTATGACTTGTCAAACCCATTAAGAAACAGTGTGGTGTTGTTTGCTAGAAATCCAATACAAGGAATTAAAAATTTCAAATATATGCTTAGAGCCCTCAAAAGTGAAGAAGACTCAGCTTTTATAATGAATGCTATGAAAACTGACCCAGAATATGCAGAACTTATACAAAAGTTTAGACTAGATATAACTGAAATGGCTGGAAAATTGGGTGCTAGAGAAGAGGCTTTCCCGTCTGCTTTTGCCGAACTTATACCTGGTGTTAGGGCTTCAAATAGAGCCTATACTGTGTATGCTAACAAGATGAGATTTGACAATGGGATTAGACAGTTGCATATACTTAATAAAGTTGATAGGTCTTTAAAGACAAGAGCAATTGAAGTTGCTATGCAAGCAGGCAAGGAACTATCTGATGCTGAGATTGAGGCTGCTGGACTTGGTGATGATGTTTACAAAGGTATGGGGCAACTGATAAATTGGGCAAGTGGCAGGGGTAGCATGGGCTTTCTACAAGGTGCAGCCCCCGCTATGAACGCTTTTCTGTTCTCTCCCCGACTGATTTTTGCACGCCTCGAATTACCTTTTAAGCTATTTAGCCGAAACAAATATATTCGTCAAGAGGCTTGGCGAATGTTTATTCCCTTCATGGGCGGAGGGGCTTCTATACTTGCCCTTGCCAAGACAACTGGTGTGGCTGATATAGAGTTAGACCCACGCTCAAGTGACTTTGGAAAGATGCGGGTAGGGGATACAAGGCTTGATGTCTGGGCAGGATTTGCCCAATACGCAAGATTCTTGAGTCAGTTAGTCTCTTCAGAAAGAAAAGTGGTAACTACAGGGCAAACACAGGAATTAAATAGAAAAGATATTCTATACCAATTCATGGAATCTAAGACTTCCCCCATAGTTGGTCTTATACTTGACTTACTAGCTGGAAGAACTTATGTTGGTGAAGAACTTACCGTAGAGGCAGAAACAATAGTAAGGCAGATAAAAGATAGACTCATGCCTCTAGCGTGGCAAGATATGATGGATGCTATAGCTAATGACCAGGCGACAGGTGGAGCTTTGGCAACAGCAGGATTCCTTGGTGTAGGTGTGACGTCATATCCACCTAGAAATTCACCTAGTCCTGGAACACTGTGGTTACTTAGCAAAATGAAGGGCAATGACATAAGAGCTAAATTACGAAGGAGTATTTAAAATAAAAGGAGAAGAAATGGAAACAGAGAATCAAACTCAAGACGAGCAGAATCAAACCCTAGAAGGGAATGAAACTGTAGTTACCCAGAATGAAACTCAAGCTGAAGAGATGATTCCGAAGTCTCAACTTGAAGCCTACTTACAGCAGGTTAGAGAAGAGGCAAAAGCGGAAGCAAAGGAAGCCTACAAAGGTATCCAGCGAACCATCAGCAAAAAAGATGCTATAATTAGAGGTCTCCAAAGCCAACAGCAACCAATACCATCTGAAACATCCAAGCTAATGCTAGATGAATTGGAAAGAATGGCAAATGAAAGTGGAGATGCGACATCAGTAGAAAGAGTCAGGCAGATTAAAGGGGTAGCAGATGCCGAAAGGCAAAGGTTAGAAAGAATGACACAGCTTCAGCGACAGCAAGAGACTGTGCAAAATAAGCAGCAAGAAGCAGTACAAAAAATCATTGATGCTGGACTTGACCCTGATGACTCTAGCTTTGCTACATACTTTACTGCATTTAAAGTTGACTCGTACTCTGATGGTGACTTCTCACCTTCCGATAAGTTGCTAAATAGTATTCTGGCTTCCAGACAAAAACCAATAGAGGGGGCAAAAGAAACTAGAGTGCCTGAGACCGAAGCACAGTTGAAGGAACGCTTAATGCGAGAAATCTACACAGCTAACCCACATCTTCAGAGACCAGAGGGGGCGAGCCCATCTGGTGCGAACTTAACAGAACAACGTATTTTTGATAACTACAATTCAAATCCATCCAATCCAGCTTATGCTGATGCTTACAACAGGCTAAGGCAGAGCAAAGGTTGGTAACAAACTACAAGGAGGAATAAAAAATGCCTATACAGACAGCAACAACTGGCAATCTTGAAAATGCCCAAAGAGTAGCCATTGCTGAGAGTTTATACACAGCCGAGCACTCGGCTCCTTGCTCAAACTTGATAAGAAAATTCAAGTTAGGCAAAGGGGAAAAACAACTAACTGTTCCAAAGGTTGGGCAGATGGAGGCAAGCAACCTAACCGATGGTGAAGACATAGTTGACTCCGAAGATATTGGAATGACCACAACTGACCTTACTACATCAGAGGTTGGCATGAAGGTCATTATCACGGACAAACTTGTAAGGCAGGCTAACGATGATGTCTTTCGCATGGTTGGGGTACAGATGGGGCAAGGCATGGTAAGGAAGAAAGAAGCAGATATAATTGCTTTGTTCCCTGCACTTAATGGTGGCACTGTACTTGGGGCAGATGACAAGAATCTAACTGCCCAAAACTTTGCAGCTTGTATTGCTCAAGCGAAGGCTAACAAGTACCCATCACCTATATTTGCCGTTCATCATCCCAATGCTGTGTTTGCTCTAACTGCAAGTTTATCTCCCGTTGGGGCTACGGCTTCTGTAGCAATCCCTCGTGGATTTAGCGAGGATAAGCTACGAGACTTCTATAAGATAACCCTAAACCAAGTTCCTATTTTTGAGACGGGAAACATTGCTGTGATTGCAGGCTATGCTAGTGCCTATGGGGTAATTGCTTCAAGAGACGCAATGTGTATTCTTGAGTCAACAGAGATGAACAAGGAAAATGAGCGGGATGCTTCACTTAGGGCATGGGAAATGATTATCACGTCTGACTATGGATGCTTTGAGCTTGATGACACTTACGGAGCAGCCATGCAGTACGAAATCGGCAATCCAGCAACTAACAATTAAAGGACATTTGGAGGTATTGTGAACACTGCAGAAAAGAGGAAATTAGCAGTAGAATTACAGGCTCAAGGATTTGCTATTATAGATATAGGGCAATGGCCTGCCAAAGCAACATACTACAAGAAAAATGGTGAGGCAATGCCCAACCTACCTGCAGACCCTTGGAGTTTGCAAAGATACCTCCGAAAAGGATTCACATTAGTACCACCTATCCCCAAGGGGAAATCTAAACAAGGAGAAATTTAAATGTCATACGACAATGTGTTATGGGGAAGTGAGGGGCAACAGTACAGCATGACTGTTGACAAGAAACATCCGTTTGGCACAATCATGAAGTTTATTGATGGTCGGGAGTTTGTTTATGCCCGTGCTGGTGGAACAACCGATTTGACAGCAGGAGCTTTACAACAGCAAGCGGTTGTTGTAACTACTGACATCAAAGACTTAGCTGTGCCATCAGCTGAGGTTGTTGGAGCAACCTCTGTTGGCGTAACCATGCAGACAGCGTTGACCGCTAATTACTACCAAGAAGGCACACTGTTTACCAACACTGGAACTGGTGTGGGCTACCAGTATAAGATTAAGTCCCATGCTGCTGAGTCAACTGGTACAGGAGAAGCTACCTTTGTCTTAGAGGAAGGCAGTGCGTTGAGAGTCGCTTGGGATACAACCACTAAGGTTGGTCTACGTAAGCACCCTTGCGATGGTGTTGTTATAGCACCAACAACTGAGACTGGTGCTTTAGTTGGCGTTGCTGTAAGGGCTATCACTAAAGCCTATTACTGTTGGCTTCAGACAAAAGGCACTGCTGTAATCTTAACCAATAGCACTGTAGTTGTAGGCGAAGGGGTAACTAGAGGTGTAACAACTGCTGGTTCAATAGATGCTTACAACGAAGATGGGGCGGCTAACCTCTTGATAATTGGTGATGTCATGTCAGTTGGAGCCACTACAGAATACAGTTTAATAAACCTAAAATTATAACGCAACAAACCAAAACAAGGAGGAAAAAACAATGTCTGAATTAAGAGTCCAAGTAAACCAAGACTCACCAAGAGCTATTTCAGATGGCAATTGGACTTCGGCAAAAGGCACAAAAAGGGGTGAACTCTGTGTCATAGATTTCTATACACAGATGGCAATGGAAGGTAGGGGCTATCAGTTAAGGGTAGGCACAGTAACCACAGGTGTTACGGGTGATGCAGACATCACTGATACAGCAGCCGAAGCTTGCGTTGACTGTACCTCTGGTCTTACTATTATACCTTGTGAAGTATGGATTTCATACGACACAGGTGAAGGGGACAGTCAAGAGTGCGCCATTAAATCTGTAGCAACAGTTTCATCTGCTGGAACAGCTTTTATACCCTTGCCCTTGCTAATCGGGGGGGCTGCTGCTGCAAGTACAGCAAGACAAGATGATGAAGGAGGGGTTACTGTTACCTCGGAACTAGCAACAACGACACTACAGCATTTGCACGTTACGTCAGAGTTCGCTCAGGCTTTGGGCACTGATTCACCACCTTCTAATCCTATAATATGGCAACCATTCGTACCCCCAGTACTTCCTGGCCCAAGATGTTTTTACATCCAGATAGCTGCTGCCACAACTGCGCCAAACTACTTTCTACATGCCGATTACCTTGAATTGCTGACTACCCAAATAAGTTAAGGAGGATAAAATGTCAGAAGAAAAAGTTTTAATAAACCAAGACGTTTTGAAGTCGGATGAAGAAGGTACATGGACAGAGTTGAAAGGCACAAAAAGAGGCGAAATCTGCATCATAGACTTCTTTACCCAAATGGTGATAGAGGAAAATGCCTACCAAGTAAGGGCAGGTACAGTAACTACTGCTATCACAGCGGATGAGGCAATCACCGATGCAGCTGCTGAAATGGCAGCAGTAGCACTTGCAGGTACAACTATCATGCCTTGCGAGGTATGGGTAACTAGGAACAATGATGGTGGGGACAGTGTAGAAGTTGCAGCCAAATCAGTTGGAGCTACTACCATGTCTGGCGGAACTGCTTATGTACCATTAAACTTGTTCATAGGAGGCAAGGTGGCTATTACTAAAGCTATGCACGCAGCTGCTGGTGGAGTTACTGTTGCTACCGAGCTTGACACTACTACAAGGCAGCACTTCCATGTAACTAATGAGTTTGCCGTAGATTCTGGTGCAGAACGTACCCAGATAGTACGTCTCTACCCTAGTAGGCACATAAGTGGAGTAGGCGCACAAGGCAATCCAATAATCTGGCATCCTGCCATCCTGCCCATACTCAAAGGTGATGCTTGTTTCTATGTGCAAATTGCCTCAGCCACAACTGCTCCTGGATACTTCGCACACTTCGACTTCATAGAACTACCAACCACAAGTGTGGTATAACATACACTTAAATAAGGAGGAAATAACATGACTACAGATATGTATGTCAAAGTTGGTCAAGCCAGTCCTGGAACTGGTAGTGAGGGGGTTTGGGCAGACTTAAAGGGCAACAGACGGGGCGAAGTTTGTATAGTAGACTTCTTCACCGAGATGGCTCTTGAGGGTCGCACCTACCAAGTAAGAGCAGGCACAGTAACTACAGCTCTAACAGGTGACGAAGCAATCACCGATACGGCTGCTGAAATGTGTGTTGACTCAGCCGAAGGAGTTACCTTCATACCTTTCGAGGTAATGATTACTTGGAATAACCTTGGTGGAGATGCCCTTGAGTGTGCTGCCAAGTCTGTTGGAGCAGCCTCAACTGCTGGAACAGCTTTTGTGCCGCTGCCCCGATACGCAGGGGGCATTGCTGCTCGAAGCACCGCTAGAGTCCAAGCTGCTGGTAGCGTAACTGTTGCTGCCGAGTTAGACACAACCACTAGGCAGCACTTTGTGTATGCCCAAGAGTTTGTCAGCGATGATGATAGTGAAGCAGAACCTTGGAATCCTGTACTATGGGTTCCAAAGTTGCCACCTGTATGCAAGGGTGTTTCTTGCTTCTATGTGCAGGTAGCTTCAGCCACTACAGGCCCAGGATACTTCGCACACATTGACTTTGCAGAACTAAGAACTGTCAACGTAACTTAAAGTAATGGGGGCTTCGTGCCCCCCTCTTACCAATTAACAGAGGAGAAGTAAATGCCAAGATATGATTACCTTTGCCCAGAAGGGCACTGTGTAGAACGTACTAATAGTTATGATGTGAGTACAATTCCATGCCCAATTTGTAACAAGCAAGCTATACGTCAATCTGTCTATTTATTCACGCCTGTTACTGAGACAGGAGTAAAAGTGAGCAGACTTAATCCAACGCCCAGAAATGAAAAAAGATATGATGTAACTCTATTCCAAGAAGCTTGTGCAGAGCGGGAATACTCTCACAAAAAGGCAGAGGAATCTGTCCAACACGCCTTGCCATCTGAGAATCTTTGGCAGACAGCGAAGAAACGAGCTGATGCTATTCTGAAGGGTGATGCACCTCCAGTAAAGGCTCAAACAAGGTTTAAGGAGAAATAGATGCCCAAATTCTATTTGCCCTTAAAACATATTGTCCGTGAACCAACTACAGGAAGGCAGGTAACACTCCTGATTCCTGGGGCAGAACAAATGGATGGGTCTCAGCTAGACGAGATTATCCAATGGCAAGAAGAAAAGACTTTGGCTGAACTGAAACGACCTATTCCTAAACGTACTTATTCCCGTGAAGAAGTGGGCAAAGCACTTAATGAGTTTAACAAAGAACTGAGAAAAAGAAGGCAATCTTCCCATAATCGGTTGATATTTTAGGTGAACTATAACAAAAAATAAAAGAAAGTAAATAAGGGGGGGATATGGCAACAGAATTTAATAGACCTGGAGGGGGCACAGAATTTGTAGTAGATAAGGACTTAGCATCTGAGAACACTTTAAGCGAAGTGTTAAAGCAACTAGCAGGTAGTATAAAAGTCCAGACCAAAGTGGTATCTTGCCCTGTATTTCCTATAGACGTGCCTGGTATCACAGCAGCAAACACTTTTGTGGCTAGTGATACTTTTGGAACTTTAATAAAGTTAGAAGTACCTGAATCAGGTATTATATGCAGTGCAACATTTTGGGATTTTGATGACGAAAAAACTCAAGTAGACTTTGAAGTATTCAAACATGCAATCACGCAAACTGCGAGTGAAGATGCTTGGTCACCCACTGATGAAGACATGAAACATTTTGTCACAGAGTTATCTTTTGTTAGTTATGATGACCATATCAATAGTGCAACTTTTGAGCTAACTAATATAGGTAAAGCCTACACAGCACCAGAAGGTTTCCTTTGGTTGCAAGGTGTATGTAGAAGTACCCCAACCATAGCTGCTGGTTCTATGCCTAAAATTCAATTGCAGATACTATCTGATGACCCTAATTGGCAGGAAAGATAAATGCGCACAAAGAAAATAATGAATAGTGGTTGGCAAAACAGGTTGCGGAGAGTCCCTCCAGATTCAGTACTATATATGCCTGGGCTGGACTATGCCAATTGGTATACAGATACTATCCTGGACTACTCAGGTAATGCAAATAATGGGGCGATAAACGGAGCTACCACAACCAAATTACCCAGTGGGTTATATGTCCTTGACTTTGATAACATTGATAACATTACTACTATCACCGATTCCGTATCAATCCAGAATATTTTTGACCCTGGGGCAACTATCCTCGTATGGGTAAACCCTCGCAGTGATGGCGAAGACGATTATGGTACAATTCTGCGTAAGCTGATAGCTTTTTCTTCGGGTTGGTATCTTACTGTCGGACCCGATATTGGTAGCATGGTCAGGATTACTTTTACTCAATGTTTCGGCATAGGCCAGGCAACAAGAGGTGAATGGCAAAGTACGAATAGAGTATTACCCATAGGTGTACCAAGTCTAATCGGCATTACTTATAATAACTCCGATGTTGCAAATGACGCTGTTATCTATCTGGGAACTGGAGGCGTAGTAACTACGCCTACCATAAACGAGGCATCAACGCCAGTCGGCACAAGATTGACTGATGTTGGAACAAACCTCTTAATAGGCAATAATGCAGCCACTACAGCGACTTGGGATGGATGGATAGGCTTGGTAAGATTATTGACTCCTAAAATAATAACCCTTGCTGAGTTCACCCAATACTATAATAGTACTAGAGATTTATTTGGAGTATAAACTATGAAGTACATAGGCAATAGACCTCATCCTAAAATGCAGCAGGAATTTCTTACCTATCCTGCGACTAAAACAAAGCAAAAGCTGGCTGATAAACTTATCTCCCGCAAGGGGTTGAAGGAGGCTAAGGATGATAAAGTGGGCTGAGGTTTATACAGGCACAGGCAAGGATAGAGCACAGGTTGCTGCCCTGATAGTCTCAGATGATACAGATGATGGTGCTCAGACTATGTTAGACCTCAAGGATATCTATGGGGCAGAGGCTTCATATCACTGGCACTACTGTCTACACGATGAGGGTGGGGGATGTAGGATAGAAAGGGCATAAGACTAGACATAGGAGTTATAGATGGCAACAAATGTATTATCAACCTTGATTGACAGACTAAGCCAAAACGTAGGGGACTATTTTGAATCCACAGTAACAACGGCTTTGACAACAAGCACTAGCGTTGTCTGTACTCCTCTAGGCAACTATCGTAATCGTGATGGTTATTTTGCCCGAAGGTGGTTGTATGTTACAGACTACGCAAACATCGGAGAATACCGCAAAGTATCCACTGATACAGCATCAACAAATACCCTTGTTGTTCTAGGTAGCAACTTTTCTAGCGACACTGCCAACTTAGCAACTTTCCAACTACACCGCTATGATAGGAACAACAAAATAAGGGCAATCAACAAGGCTGCTCGTCAAGTTTATAGTTACCTTTTCAGGCTAGTAAGAAACCAAGACTTAATTTCAAACAACATCTTGCCTAATGCAAGTTTTGAAGATTGGAGCGTAGCAACATACCCCGACTATTGGACAAACCAAACTAACTTAACCTCATCCCTAGTTTCAACCACAGCAGGAACGTATCTCTTTAGTGGCAAGTCTGTAGCAGTAAAGGCAAGCGCAAATAATGGTTACCTATCCATTAAGTCTGACACCTACCCGCAACTGCTCGACCTCATGGGCAAGAGTGTCAGCCTCTACTGTTGGGCACAGCCAGGGACAGCCAATGATGCTGCCATTGTTATCTATACCAAGCAAGCCGATGGTACTGCCCAAACCTTAACCTCAACTACAGCCAGTCCTGCAGGGGAGTTCGCCTTGCTGAAACTGGAAGACCAAACTCTTAATGATGACTTGGTTGAAGTAGAGATAAGACTTAAAGTGGCAACTAGTGGTGGAACTGTGTACTTTGATAACGCCAGACTTTATGGCACAGACACACGAAGATATGTTTTGCCCTTAGATTTTCAGAATCCAATGGCAGAAATAAGCTCTGTATCACTACAAAATAAAAATGTGTCTGCTGAAGGGGTAGATGACCACCTTGCTTACGCTGAATTCGTACCTATCTTTGGATGGTTCACTACAGATGATGCTACAACAAAATATCTGATAACTCCCGTGCTTACCTCAAAAAGAATAATACAGATAGAGGGTGTAGCACCTTTAGAAAGTAACCTGAGTGCTGTAACCGACACAATGACAATTGAAGACCCTCACTTAGATTTACTCATAGAAAAAGCCTCTTCAGTTTTGATGGACATAGAGGCAGGGTTAGTATCAGGAGAGGATAGAACCAGACTACTTGAAGAATCAACAAGATATTTAGCAAGCTATGAGTACATGGCGGGCTCTCTCAGGATGTCAAGACCAAAAGCCAAACAAAGAATTGATGCGAGGTTAGTTAGATAATGGTAGTACAAGCTGGTATAGGTGGGGCTTACGATGTAGGTTTTGATGATGCCTCTGGAAACTTTGTAGGCATGATGCTTGCAAGGGACAGCCAGGGCTTGCCTATGTATCAGGAAGTTAATGACCCAGGACTTGCCTCACAGTTCTTTACAGGTCAGGTAGGGTATACAAATAAGAAACCACAGCATGAGTTACAAATAGGACAAAGTGATTGGGGCAGTGGATTTGGGCAGAAGTATTTTGATTATGATGACCCCAAAAGGTATTACACTACAAAGAATGCTGATGGAAGATTCAAGAATAAAGTCATGGCTGGCCCAGCAGCTACAGCAGTTACACAAGTAACCTGGAATCAAACAGGGACAATAATACTTAGACCAATAGGGGCAGGTACTACAAATGGTACTGATTGGGCAACTGTAGACGAGGTAACAGCAAGTGATGTTGATTACATAGAGGTAACTAATGCGACTACAACACACCTATTTAAAATTTCTAACTCAGGATTAAGAACAGCTACAATAGCAAGTGTCAAAGTTTATGCTCGTCTTAAGATGGTTAATGCGGGTAGTGACTACGCCATAGATGTAAGAACACATGGTACTACATATCCTACTGATGTAACAGCAGGAGCTTTTGACTGGACAGTTAAATCAAATACATGGGCGACAAACCCAAATACAAGTGCTGCGTGGACTGTTGATGAAGTAAATGAAATGGAGATAGGCTTTAAGCTGCATAGTGCTGATGCTGAGTCAACTTGTTACTGTAGTCAATGCTATGTTGAAGTTGCCTTTACTGCATCAGACTTACCAACATGCCATTTTGCTGAATTCAACGGAGACCTTTACCTAGCAAGGGGAATTGTCCTGAGTAAGTTAGATTCTAATGGTGATGAATTCACCTCAGTTAAAGCTGACTTTGCATCTACAATAACAAGTTTGGTTGCTTTTAAAGAATATTTATTTATTTTTATACATGGGCAATCCTACTGGTACATGACTGAGAACGAAGCATTCACGGAAGTGGCTAGTGAGAAGGGAATTGCAGCAGTAGTAAGTGATGACATAAAAGCAACAGGGCAACCTCATGTTGTCCACGATGATACAAGTGCTACGGCAGGAACGTGGGACACAGGCACAATCATAGGGAACAGGACAGAAAGAATAAACAAGATAATAGACATGAATGGTGTGCCCTATATAATGAAAGAGGACATGCCCTATTATATAGACAGCAATGGAAATGAACAGCGTTTAATTTCAAGTCTGTCTTCAGAAAGGGCTAGTACCAGTGGGGCTAACGCTTTCTCTTGGCAACAAAGACTTTATATCCCTTGTGGAAACCAGGTATTGTATGAGTACGACCCCAATGTGTCTGTAGGGGCAATAACTAATATCTCTCCTTCCCTATCAATTATTGATTCAGATGACTTTGATGGTAGAATTACAGCCCTAACTGGAGATGCTTACTGGCTGTTTGCAGCGATAGACAATGGTACAAAGGTAGAAATATTAGCTGGCAGATGGGAAACTGTAGACGGAGATACTCGGTGGGTTTGGCATCCTATTGCCCAATTAACTTTAGCAGGCTGTGAGACTATATACGCTTCTACCATATACAAACGTAGACTCTGGGTAGCTTCAACAAGTGCTAGTGATAGCCTGTACTATTACCCTTTGCCCTCTAACTACGGAAATCTTAATGCTGACACAGATTATAACTTTCAAACAAATGGGGAATTTATTACCCCTTATCATCATTTTAATCTTAAAAGGGATGATAAGGCATGGATT